GCGGAAGCTGATGCCTCACTTGCTTTGGTTGTTGCAGTACTTGCAGATGTGCTTGCACCTGAAGCACTAGCAGCGGAGTCGCTTGCTTTTGTAGTGGCTATGACAGCCTGTGCTGTAACTAGCGATAGCATAGCGTCCGTATTGGAATCGCCTGCACCTCCGTTACCTCTAAATATAGCCATGAATAGTCCCTACAGAAACAAACAAAAAAAAGAAAGGAGGGACTCCGAAGAATCCCCCCAGTTTGTTGCCTATGTTTAAGCGTTAACAGCCAAAACAATACCTGCGTCTGGACGCATAACCTGAACACCATACAAAGTGTCAGCAGTGTAGAGAGTTCCTAACCACTCCTGCTTGTACTGAGTCTGTGAACGGATAGCCTGTTGCTCTGCCAAGACCATAGTGTCTTTGTGACACAAGAGAGCAGCCTTAACAGCACCACCCGCAGAGTTGGCGGCGGCAGTTTCAATGACAGGTAGGTTGCTAGAAACATATACGTCAATGCCGTACAGGTTGCCAATCTTACCATTCTGAACGCCACGGCCTTCTACGAAGTCTGAAGACATGTAACGATCAACACCCATGATTGCATTACGCAATGAAGGAGGTACAGTGAAAGTACGGTTGTCCATAGGAACGTCAACATCGTCAAGCTTCTGGATAGCGTCACGGAATCCTGCATCGTTAAACACATCAGTAGCTGCTACCTGATCTAGTGCATAAGTCTGGATACCAGTGTTTCCGTCAAAGCTATAGACGTTGGAGTGAACCCAATCGGAACCATCGCCATCTCCAAAAGACTTACCCAAGTCAATCAGGTCGGTGTCTACTTGACGAGCTAGACCGTAGCCTGCGTCACCAGTGTAGAACTGACGGAGAGAAGCAAGAGCCTGTACTTCAGTGATGTCTTCGATCAAACGAGAGAATTCAAAGTGTCGGTTGATGTTAATCAGCACTTCTGATTCTACGTTCATCTGAACAGTAACAGCAGTGTTAGCTGCTTTAGCAGTTGCAGTACCGCGAGTAGGCTTAGGAACGTGGATAACATCGCCCTTCTTGCCAGTCATGCTCATCTTCTTAACAAGATTAGCGAGTACTAGGTTGCTTTTGTATGCAGCAATTACTTCGTCAGACCAGATTTCTGGGATGAACTTAGCTGCGCTTGTGTTGTCTACGAAACCGCCTGTGGCGGGATATACTGATGTAGCCATGATAATACTTCCTTCTTAAAAGAGTTTTATTTACGGACTCTTCCTTCTTGATACGCTTGCATGATCTCGTCACTCAAGGATAAATATCTTTCTGGATCGTCCTGCATAAGTTTAATAATGTCTGAACGTCTATAAACTTTACGCGACTTAGCTTCACTACTTCCTGTAGCTCCACCTGTGGAAGCGTTCTTAATTGCTTCCTTACGTTGCGTCTTCTCTGTAGCTACCGTCTGACCTACTGCTTGTTGACGTTCCTTCCAGTTAGTGAAAAGTTCATCAGCAGCTTCTGCGTCATAACTCTGGTCTGCTTGTACAAAAAGCTGTGTCCGAATCTTTGAAGCCTTGATCCACTCAGCAAACTTAGTGTCAGTCAGGATGTCTTGCATGTCGGGATGACGTTGTTGCAATGCAGCCTGTGCTGTACTATGTTTATACTGTTGGTTCTGTGCTTCAGCCGCCTTAATTGACGGATGATTCTTAATAGCTCTTTGGACTGCCTTGTCGGGATCAGAGAAAAAGTCTATGTCTTCTTCAGGTTCTGGGGTTGCTTTTGTTGTGTCGAGTTGTGTTTGGATGTAGTTGTCAACGACTGATCTTAGTTCCCCTACTTCTGAACTTTGACGACCTAGTAGCTTCTCAGCTTCTTGGTGCATCCGTACAATCTCTGCTGTACTCTTGTTCTTATACTTGTCGGGGATGTCATCTGTTGGTTCAGCAGGAGTATCCTGTTCAGGTTCTTGCTGTGCCTCTATCTGACTAATCTCTTCTCCTTCGTTAACTTCTTCTTCTGAACGCTCGTCTAGTAGTGTTGCCATTATTAAACTCCGTGAGTAAACTCATTATGGAGGTGTATTATGTAGGGCTTCCCAGTATCAGGAGTTGGCCTTACGCTCTTGTTGCAGCTTTTGCGCTCTGTTCCTTTCCCACTTTCTGGTAGCACCCATGAAATCTCCAGAGATAGGGTCAAGCTTAGACCGCACTGCGCTTGTAATTCTTTCTGCTGTCTCCCCGCAATCAACGCAAGGGACTTGTGTAACGTCAGAGTCGATGTATCGTTCCTGTGTGTGTCCTGCTACGCACCTGAACTCAAACATAGCCCTCATTCTACTTCTTCTTGTTCCGCTTCTAAAGCGTCCTGTTCCGCTGTGTCTATCTGAGCTTCTAAGTTAAGGAGGTTAGCTATAATAGAGAGTTGTCCTTTGCGAAAGCGTAGGTCATCTCCATCTTTAGTCAACTCTACTGAATTAATCATTACTGCGTTGTTGCTTAAATCGCCAAGTAGCTGTTTCCAACCATCTGATCCAAACATGTTTCTAAAGTTGCGGTAATATAGCTCTAGTTCTTTGTCAATCATACTGTTTCTCCGTTAGGACAGTTGTTATAAGTGTATGTTACCTAGATATTATAGCACATCTTTGCCTAAATGTCAAGTTATTTCTTAACTCTCTTGGCTTTATTCTTCAGGACTCTTGCGCCTCTCTTGGGCAAGGGCATAGTAGTTTTCTTAGCTTTCTTAACTGGCTTACTTCCGTACATAATTACTTCCTCGATTTAGCACCGGAACACTTCCAACGCTTACGTGACAGGTTATTAGGTGTATTAGGGTCGTTCTGTTTAGCTTTAGACAAACCTTTCTTAATGCCCAAGCTTCTAGCACAGTAAGCATCGCCTTTGGAAGTCCCTGCTTTTACGCGAGAACCTCCGTCTTTGGCTTTACCTGCTTGTCCGTAGCTTACTTTCTTGCCACTAGCTGTAATCTTAACTTTTGCTTTTCCCTTTCGGGGCTTTGCTGTTGGCATTCTTAATATCCTCTTCTAATGCTGCTATCTTCTTAAACAGTTCCTCAAACTTAGAGTTAACCTGATCTACTACGTGTTCTAGTTCTCTTGAGCTTATCATTGTAAAGGCAATCCTTGTGGTGGTGCTTGTTCAGCTTGTTGCTGTGGCGCAGGCTTACCTTCCTTGACTGCTACTTCACGCTCCTTCAGTAACTGCTCAGAGATTTTAAGACGCTTCTCAAACTCTTTATCGTCTTGATCTCCTGCTTGTAGTCCGGTAGTGACTGCTTTGATACGGGCAATCTCTGTTTCCTGTGGTATAGCCTGTGCTTCCACTTGCATCTTCTGCGATCTAGCAGCGGACTCTTGTGCCTGACCGTTAAGTGCCGCAGACTGAGCAGCTTTAAACGCCATCTCTGCTTGTTGAGCAGCTTGTACTGCCTGCTGTTGCGCTTGTTCAGCTTCAGGGTTAGGTGTGTTAGCTTGCTCCAGTGTAGCGATAAGCTCTTCACGGTTAGACAGGTTCATGTTGTCAATGATGGACATCACTAGCTTGGGATACATAGGCGTGTCTGGAGACATCGTTTGTAGAAGCTGTACTAGCTGTGTTACTTCGTACTCACGCGCAATAATACCTAGTGAGCTAGAGGTATGGAACTTGTAGTCCGCTACTGGGTACATCTCAGGCTCAAACTGCATGTAGCGCCAAGCTGACTTAGTAACAAACGGGATAAGGAATGACTCTTGGAAGTTGATCAAGGTACGCTTGTGGCGCTTGATGATAGCACCTAGCGACATAGAGACACCTGCGGCAGTAGCGTCACCGTTGACTGACCCTGCAATACCTGCTGAGTCTATAGCGCCTGTGGCAGTCTGTACCATCGTCTGTAGCGCCTGTGCTTGAGCAAAGGTAATCTGACTAACTTGACCAAAGTTAAAGGGCTGTAGGATTTCAGAAGGGTTGCCGTTGGTTAGGATGGTTTTTCCCGGCTGTATAGTGGGTTTAGCACCCCTAGGCATACGTGAAGCGTCCATAGCCATCATAGGGTGGATGGTAAGGGCAAGAGCGTCTATTCTAGCGCGTAGTTCTGCGTCTAACGCCTTCTGAGAGTTATAACCTTTCTCACATACTCCTCTGCCCCAGAAGCGGCTAGGAACAACATCCCAAGGGAAATAGACTATAGGACGATCCTGCATCATGTAGGGGTTAGCAGCGGCTTTAAGGAGCGTACCACCGTTACCAATAACAACAATAGCCTCTACGTAGTAGCTGTCATCATCCTCTTGCTCTTCAGCAAACTCGATAACCTCTTCGTCTTCAGCTTCTTCCTCTGCCATAGCCTTCTTTAGCAAGTGGCGTGGCACAAGGCCGTAGTACTTAGTCAGTCTAATCTTATCATCGTCATAGCGCGACAGGTCTTGATCTGGCTCTATGTCAAAGTCTGGAGATGCTACGCTAATGTCTACATCACGGTATACACCACTCTCCTGTAGTTGCTCTACGGAGTGTGAAGGTACAAACTCATCGACAGCACAGCCCAAAGCTGACTCAATGTCAGTGGCTACAGGGTCGATAAGGAAGTTCTGAGGCATTACAGGACGTAGCTTGACACAGGTACGGTCAATAATGTTGACACCAACAGCCTGCATCTCTCCACCCATGACGGGCTGAGTAGCGGGTTGCATCTCTTTCTCTTCCTCAAGGACTATCTCAGCAATGCCTGTACCGAATACAGCAGCGTTGATTAGACACTCAGCTACACCCTTCCTAACCTTGTTCTTCTTAAAGTCTTCGTCAAGGTGCTGACGCAACATAGCAATGTCTTCAGGATTCTGGTCATGGATGTCATCTTTAATGTCAAAGAACTTACCACGGCCAAAGGTAGCCTCTTCCAACTCAGCGACAGATGACTCAACAGCCTGCTGTAGTGCAGGGGAGATGATCTGTGAACGCTCAGTTGTGCGTGTCCTGTCTTCAGCAGACCACTGACCACGCCAGAGTCTGTAGTATTCCTCAAACTTCTCAGAGTAGTTGGCTTCGTAGTGATCCCTCCACCCATCGCACTTCTGTATAACCCAGTCTTCTAGGTGCTGTTCTTGTGCAAAGTTTTCTTTATCTTCAATCATAGTTAGTAGCCTGCGTATTTGTCGAGGAATTCGTAGTCTTCTTCTTCATAGTCAAAAGCGTAGCTAACCTTTGCAAGTTGGTCTATGTACGCCAAAGCATCTATCAAGTCATCGTGGACTAACGGGTTAGGGAACTGGAACAACTCATCGAGGAACTCTGTGTTCCACTTGCCCTTGTTTAATGTGATGTTGCCGTGTTCAAAGCGACCCTGCAATGCCCATACAACACGATCTACCTTCTTCTTGTTGCCGTGAGTAAGCTCTTCTACACGGAAGAATCGTTGGTTCTTCTTCATCTGATCGTTGAGGTAAGGCGCTACAGCGTTCTTTAAGGCTCCTTTTTCAATACCGACTGCGAGTGGTTGGTAGTCTCTGACTGCTTCAAAAATGCGTCTTGCGGTCTCTTCGACTCCCCAACGGCCATGTATGATATTAGCAACCCACCACCCGTCCACACCCGCTTTAACCACAGCAATTGCCGTTTGGTCAAGTCTTTTGGTTTTAGTCGTGACTTTTTGTACATCTGCAAATCCTGCCAAATCGACAGCAATGTAAAAATCACCATCTGTGGGTTCTTCCTCACTAAAAGTAACATCGTCTTCTTTAAACAGTTCACTGCCATGTGCCTCAAAGGAAGCCATGAACTCCTGACGGAAGCTAAAGGCTGACATTGATTTCTCAGCAGCCCGTATCTCTTCTGGGTCTAGCAGTGGGTTATCAAAACTTGTGAAGTGATAACCTTTCCAATCATCATCATCGGATACACTAGCGTATGTAAACAAGTCATAGAAGTGATTACGTCCCATTGGCGTACCAATGAACATAGACTCACCCTTCTGATCCGCAAGAGCAGGTCTTAGGATTTGCTCCCACACCTCTGGCTTCATGTCGGCATACTCATCCATCACCAAGTACTTTAGACTGACACCACGCATAGTCTCAGGTCTATCTGCACCCTTGAGGGTTAACAGCGCACCATTGATGAACTTGATCTGTAGGTTGTTAACGTGGCTAGAGGCTATGACACCGTTGCCTAGCTCAAGTAACATCTGCCACATAATGTCCCTAGCCTGCCCCTGTGTAGGTGCAACGTAGAACACTTGGCCCTTCTTGCTTGACAAGCAGTTTAGTATCAGTGACCACGCGGCTAGTCTACTTTTGCCTGTACGTCTGCCTGCGGCTATGACCTTAAAGCGTGTAGTGTCTTCGTAGACTTCTTGTTGCCATGGGAGTAGCTCAACCTTTAGATCAGTCAAGCTAATAGCACCACATTACAGGAGCTTCATTACCGTCAAGGTTGCGGATGTCAACATGCACAAAACCGTTAGCAACTCCAATTCCCGTAAAGCCCATTTTAATGGCCTCTTCAACAATTGTGTACCGCTGTGTTCCGTTACTAACTTTAATATCCGCTGCGATTCCTTGGGCATGGGTTCCTGCTTTCTCCTTCTTCCGTTCGATTGGGTGGTCTTCTGAGCGATAACCACTGGTAATAACGAAGGGGAACTGACACCTAGCTCTTAACAAATCTAACTTCAATAGCAAATCATCACTAATCTCATTCTCACCTGTGTACTGACAGGCAAACTCTTCTCTAGTGAAGTAATCTAAATCTCTGTTAATGTTATGCATCTGTGTAGTCCCCTTCAATGGGTTCTTGTTCTTCATTGCCAGAGATGATAGTAGTCTCGCCACCAACACCAGTGATGGAAATGTTAATGGCACTCTTACCGCCAGATTCTCTGTCTTTTTCAAAATAACTAACAGGTAACAACCTATCCATACACAGCTTCCAAGCCGCTGCTTGGTTCTTATGATCATC